AACAGATCACCGGTGTTGATTTTACACAAGACAAAGCTGCAGACGGCAAGCCGGCCAAGTGGCTAGGCAGTACCGGTCGCAAAGCCACATCGGGTGACCTGGACCTGCTGGTGCACGACGCCGACATTAGCAAAGAACAGCTTGCTGCCAAGCTACAAGCCTGGTGTGTGTCACAACATGTGGATCCTAGACAGTACATCAAAAAAACCGGCATCTCGGTGCATTTTTTCACAGCCATTGATGGCGACCCTGGTCATGGATTTGTACAAACAGACTTTATGTTTACTGCAAACCCAGCATGGACAGTGTTCTTCTTGAGCAGTGATCCGGCGTCGGCGTACAAGGGCATGAGTCGAAACATCTTGCTGAGTTCTGTGGCCAAGGCCCTGGGATATAAAATCAACTCCAACATTGGTCTAGTAGATCGTACCACTAACCAATTGGTTCCCGGAGGAGACAATACCGAAACTGTTGCTAAAATACTCCTGACTCCGCAAGCCACCACAGAAGACATGTACAGTGTAGAGCGTATTATTGCTGCACTCAAGAACGACCCCAAGAAGAATGCCAAGTTATCGGACTTCCGTGAGTTTATGATCAAGTCTGGCACTCCGCTAGATGAGAATGTCAACTACACAGATGTGGACTGGATGGCACGACTGCGTGACCGGATCATGGTGCAGGGCATGCAGCCCTTGATTGAATCTGCAATCAACGAAGCCGAAGAAGCCGGCATCGGCGGCAAGGCCAAGGGTATTGAGCATCTGGAAGATTATGTGTTTCGTTTTGGAACACCGGGCATTCAACGCGCCCTGGACATTGTTAATGCAGCAGCAGCCGCCCCGGGCAAAACTACCACAGTCAAGTGGGACGGCAAACCGGCTGTTATATTTGGCCGTAAGCCGGCCACAGGCGAGTTTGTGCTCACAGACGGATCCGGATTTGAAGCAAAGGGATACGATGGTTTAGCCACTAGTCCCGAGATGATGGCACAGATCCAGAACATGCGCAAAGGTGACCGCACAGAGCTGATCAACATCTATGCCAAGCTGTTTCCTGCACTAGAAGCTGCTCTGCCGGATAACTTTCGTGGTTATGTCAAGGGAGACTTGCTGTACATGAGCCAGCCTCCGATCGAAGGTGGTAATTATGTATTCACACCCAACACTGTGACATACCGCATTCCGGCAAATAGCGCATTAGGACAAAAGATCTCAAAAAGTCAGATGGGCGTTGCTATGCACACCCGATATGATGATGTGGGTGCACCTCGAGAGCCACTGGGCGACATCAAATTCAAGCCGGTGCAGGGATTGCTGCTGGTTGACCCCGGCACAAGTGTCCCGGAACAAATCACCCCTGATTCAAAATCAGCAGCAGCACTACAGCAAATTATCAAGACACAAGGGGCAAACATCACAGGCTTGTTCAATCCTGATGATTTGAGAGCAAACAAGATCACTGACCTTGCTAGACTCTGTGTGGACTTTGTTAACACCAAGGTGGGACAAGCCCTACCCGATGCTCGGACACTAGTAGCTGACTTTGGAAAGTGGCTGCAAAGCAAAGTATCTCCGCAGAAGTTCAATAACATTGTGACTTATCTTAAGAGCAAGCCGGGCAACTTGTCAGGCATGGCTGCTGCATTCCAGGCGTTCTTGCTGCTGCACAACATCAAAGAGAATATCCGTGCACAGTTAGATGCACAACATCCTGGACAAGAAGGATGGGTCATGGCCACTCCTTCTGGTTATGCCAAGGCAGTGGGTCGCTTTAACCCAGATGCATTTGCTGCACAGAATCGTGCACACAACAATCCAACTACATGATCGCCATTTTTTATCATCTTGTATAAATAAGTTTAGGGATTCGATTCCCATACATTAGGAGCTTTAAAATGGCATATTTCCCCCCAGCAAATGGTGACTCACAACCGGTATTTGCGTTAGATATTAACAATGGCCCCCAAACAGGTACCATTAGTTCTCCCGCTCTTGTTCAGATGGCAGGCCCCAAGCTTGACTTCTTCAAGATTATCATTCAAGATGGTTCGCAATCAAACATCGACCTGACCAACCAGTTGGGCAACGTCACAGCCGGCGTGTTTACACCGGGTGTTGTTAACCAAATCAATCAGTGCATTCAGTTGAAGGCCACGATTGCTATGTATCAGGTCGAAGACGACAGTTCGGGTCAAATCAGCATTGCTGTGTATCCGCAAGCTGCCTGGACCACTACTGATTTGCAAGTTGCTATCCGTGCCCTGGGCAACGTTCAGATCACAGCCAGCAATGGTACAGTAACTGGTGTTAACGTTTCTGGTACAGACGTTACCACAGCAGGTTTCCAACTGGCTTAATAGTTTTTGTGTTATCACAGACCCCGGTTATTATCCGGGGTTTTTTCTTGGCCTTAAATACCCCGGTATGCGTATACGTTGCCGTGCCTTCTTTGATATCACTCGGACCGAGGTTAAAAACAACTTTCACAAAGACAGAATCCCGTTCACTGATGCGACCGGCCGGCTGATTGAAGATGTAGCCGGTTGGCACCGTGCTAGGAATCAACAACGCAATTGGGAAACTGTAAACCAGGTTATATCGTTGCGTACACTGCCTGAGGAGATTGTTCCCTCTAAGTGTGTTGAACAAGACGGGCAACGTACTTGGCAGTTTGACTTTGTTGTAAACAACCCTGCATCCATCGAGCTTGACGGTAACCCTGTGGGTGTGTTCGAATCAGATTCCAGAGATGTGCCCATGTTAGTTGGACTTGATGAGACACACCAGTTAGATGACCGCTTGCTGCCCGGTGTCAACATTATGTTTGAAGTTATTTGAGCTAAATACTGTCACTATAACAAGGACAGCGCAATGGACTCCAAAGATATTGAGAAGAAAAATCTCGAAGCACATGTTGAATTATGTGCTGTACGTTATAAATTCATAGAAGAGAAATTAGAAGCAGTTGACGAACAACTATCCAAGTTGCATAATGCAATTGGTGATATCAAAACAATGATGCAGAACATGACAGAAAAACGCAACACTCAACTTATCAGTTGGGGTGTGGGAGTCATGACTGTCATGGTCGCAATCATTGGACATCTGTTGACCACTTACGTTATTAAATGAAACCACAAGTACTTGAAAGATTGAAACGTATTGTTGAGCCCGACTTATCGGAACTGGAAAAGAATTTAATTTTTCCTGAGTCTGATGGGTATCGAGTTTTTCGGCAGTATTTTATTACTACCGAAGAAGGGGCTATTAAAGTATTTAAAAATGAAAGTGCACAGGCTGTATTTTCCAGCATCAAGACTGCGCTGAGCTGGTGTGTATCTGACAAGTACAGCCAGCGCAGATTGCGGGACGAAATTGAACACTTAGATGCCAAGCGGATGCTGCTGCGGGCAGATCTTGCAGTGCGGTCAGCGTCTCTAGGTAAAGGCACAAAACGAGAGCTGCGTGCAATAGCCGAAGACAAGATAAATGAAAGAAAATATCGTTTAAAACGATTAGACCTTCAATTAGCCAAATGTATTAATTTGGCTAAATATTGGCAATTAAGAGGATTTAACAATGAAACTTCACGAACTGGGCAGCAACCGTCCCACCGAACAAGTCGCTAAGGTATTCGAAAGTATACTAGGGGACCGCGTTGATTTCTCTGGCATCAACCGTGCAAAAGCACGTCGTATGCTTGATAAGGTGCAAGCCTTGGTGCGCGAACACAAAAACAGTCCCAGCCGCCATTACAGCGAACGTAATCCTGACTACATGCGTCTGGTCATGATGGGCCAGGCACTGACCAGCGTTATTTCAGAAGGCAAAGTTAAAGAACTTGCAGCTGATATTGCAGACAGCAAAATGTCAGCAGCTGACTTCCTGGCCAAGTACAAGAAAACCAAGGCCGAGGCCAAGAAAGAAATTTCTGGCAAGAAGGAAAAGGTTGAAGAAGCTGCTGATGTTACTGACTACAATCCAAAAAGCCAAGGTGGATCAAGAAAAGAGCTGCTGGCAAAGTATGCCAAGTCTGGCAGTGCAAAGCATGCCGAAGCTGCTCGTCGTGCCGGCGCTACACAGGCTGAATTAAAAAGCGCCCGGGCCAAAGCATTAGGCGAGGCTATTATTCCGGGTGCACCTGCAGCACCGGGCACACCGGCTGTGCCACAAACCCCCCAACAAGCTGATGCTGCCAAGAAGGCACAGGCCGCCCAAACCGCCCAAGCAGTAGCAGCTACCAAGGATCCCAAACTAAAGATTGCACTAGGCAAGGCTGCCAAGGGACAAAATCTCAACCCCGACGAACAAAAGCAAGTGGCCGGTGCTGCTCTTATGAAGACAGAAGCCCGTTTACGTCGCCGCTTGCGCGAAGAAAACGAGCTGCAAAAGAGTCAAACAATCCTGGCCATGCAAGACATGGTTGATCGTATTCAGAAAATGACCGAAGATGTTTCTGAAATGCAATTCAAAGACTTGCCGGCCATTGTGCAAACGCTCAAGAACGAAGGCAACCAGGATCAAGCTGCTCAGCTACAAACCAGCACTTCTGCTGCACTAACCCAGCTGCTGCAATCGCTGCAAGAAGGCAAGACACAGATGGAACAGTCCCAGGGTATCTTGACTGGACAAGCTTCACAAATTCCAGGCATGGGCGCAGGCGCCGCCCCAGGCGGGTTGCCTTCCCCAGATGCGCTAGACGGAGCCGATGGTATGGGCGGTGAGCCTGAACTACCACTCATGCCGGACGATGACGAAGACGAACTGCCGGCAGTCAAGCTGGGCCGTGAGCGTAGATAATGTTCTTATTCGAACTTGGTGAGTTTGATCCCGACACAGCAAAGCTAGCAGCACTAAGCCAGTTTTTGCTGGGTCGTGCCGATGATACTGATGCTAAAAAAACAATTTCAGTCAAGAGCTTTTTGCAATTGGCTGCAAATCAAGGCATTAGTCTAACTCAACAACGTTTGCAGGAATTATCTCAACAACCTCCTTTGAGCAATATGATTGCTGCAGTTGAAGATGACACTGGCAATGTGGTATTCAAAGGTGGCGATACTGAAAAGCCAGAAATGACCGTGGACAAAGCACAGGACACAGTTGATCGACTAGCCAAACGAGCTGCATCACGCAGCATGTAACCAAACACACTTGTTTTTTATCTCAAGTTCTAGTAAACTCCTTACTAGGACTTCTTTAACCTATGACACGACTTTTACTCGGCAAGCTTGAATTTTACATCACCAACGTATGCAACTTGACCTGCGGAGGATGTAATCGGTATAACAATTACAACTTCAAAGGTGCACAGAACTGGAATGATTACAGCGAGAATCTAGCCAAATGGGCAGAGAAGATCGAAATCAATCATCCGGTAATTCTAGGCGGAGAGCCACTACTTAATGCAACTATTAACCAATGGGTTATAGGACTCCGCAAGTTATGGCCCAGATTGGGCACAGTACAGATACAAAGCAATGGCACCCGTATTGATCAAGTGCCCGGCCTGTACGAGGCACTTAATAGCGGTAATAATGGCTGGATCGGAGTCAGCGCACACAGTCCAGATGATCTTGAAGAATTAACTAGAAGGATCAGACGATTCCTTCGGGGTACTATAACTGAAACTGCTGATCCCGACCATATCACTGGGTCTAAATATCAATTTGTTGACAGCTACAGTACAAAAGTCAATATATGGATGAATGATCATTTTGTACAAAGCAATATTATTGAGCAGCCCAATGGAAGATTTGGATTATACAATAGTGATCCAGATGCAGCACATGCT